ACAACATTTTAAATGTAAAAGCTATAGCAGCTGCGGGTGGTGAGTATAATGTAGTTCTTCAATTGACTGGAGGATTAACATGTACTGTTACTGCTGGTGCTGATGCTGCTGCGGTAGATCCATCAACGGTAATACCAACAGCTGGTTATTTAGCTTTAATGAAAAAAGCAGTTAACAGAGCAATTACAGCTAATCCAGGAGGAGTTAAAGCAAGTGCTTTATTACCACTAGACAGTCTAGATCCAAACATTGAGTATGATCCAGCGCTAAAAGTTTATTGGAAAGATATTGTAATAGCTTAACATGAAATCAAGAGGTTTAGGCGATAGTATAGCCAACTTCACAAAAAAAACAGGTATTAAGACTGCAGTTAATAAAATAGCTAGCAGTCTTAATAAACCCTGTGGTTGTCAAAAAAGACAAGACTATTTAAATAAAAAATTTCCTTATAAACAATGAAGATAAGATTAAGTAGTGGTTTTAAAATAAACCCTCCGTTTAAACAAGACTCTACACCTATCTATGCAACTGATCTTGAAGAAGGAGTTTTAGGTAAGGCAAATAATAATGGTACTATACTAGTATCAGATAAAATAACCGATCCGCAAGAAAGACAGAGTGTTGTAGATCATGAAAAGGTTCATATAGATCAAATGAAGCGAGGCGATCTTGATTATGATGATGACTTTGTTTATTGGAAAGGTAAAAAATATTCACGAGACGATATGAAAGAAGGTGCTCAAAATCTACCTTGGGAAGCTGAAGCGTACTCAAAAACAGATTCATTTGAAAAATATTAATTATGGCATATAGACAAAAAAATCCTTTGAACAAAAACTACAGTCCTTTAAATAATGTTATGGCATTAGCAAGAGGTGTTAAAAAAGCTGTTCAAGATATAAATGATAATACTCAAATAGATCCTGGTTTTAATCCAGAATATAGAAATAAATATAAAGTAGTAGACGAACAAGGAAGATCAGGAGACGATATAAGTGGTGGATATTCTGGTTATACAGAATCCGGAAGTCCAGATGGTGTTTATTCACCATCAGGTTCACAGGCTAATTTGTACAGAACAGGAGATGTATGGATTAATGATACCACAAAGCAAAGAGCTATGAGATTTGATCCAGAAACTGGATATTCTCCTAGGTTACTAGATATTGACTACGAAAAAACTAAAGACGGAAAACCATACAGAGCATATATAGATGATACTAATAAAACATATGACTTAAGTAAGACTAAACAAAAAGAGGAGTTTGAAAAAGCTAGACTAAAAATGTATCAAAATAGAATGGATATGGTAAATGAAGCTAATGCTATGTATCAACTTGCTGATCCAGAAAAATATCTAGAATATTATCAAGACGAAAGAAATAATCTTAATCAAGCGCCAACGTCCGAAAAGCCAGGTATTCAATATCCTTGGCAAGAAGAATTATATAAGAGAACAGGTGCTCCTGGATCAGATGAAAGAGCTAATTATCTAAGGTCAAGAAACGAGATGTACGATAGATAATGTCGAAAAAATTTAAAGATACTACCGTTGGACAATTATTGTTTGGCGCAGCGTCTGTAATAAATCCTACACTAGGAAATATATTACAAGGAGTAAAATCTCCTAAAGAAGCAATAGCTGAAATAACTAAAGCTGACGTTTCTTTAGATGATAAAATTAAATTACAACAATTAATATACGAACAACAGAATAAAGAAATAGAGTCTATAACTTCTAGATGGAAAGCAGATTCTATGTCCGATTCTTGGATGTCAAAAAACGTGCGTCCACTAGTTCTTATATGGTGTATTGTTGTATTTTCTTTTGCAGGTATACTAGATAGTGTAGAAACTATACCATTTACAATACATGATAACTGGAATGATACTTTTGAGAAAGTAATGATGTCCGTAATATTAGCTTATTTTGGAGGTCGAACGACTGAAAAGGCTAGTAGTATGTTTAAAAAGTAAAAGTTAATAATAATAAGTAATTATACACTTATAAATTAAATCAAATTAAATATTATGAAAAAACTATTATTAAGTATAATGATACTATTTAGTGTCGTTGTACACGGTACAGAATTAAGCGATAAATTAAGAGGAGCTTGGTCTAGCGAAAGTACAAGTTATTACGTTGTTATATTACACAGCGAAAACAAAGGTTATGAATTAGTTAATTTTTCTTTTAAAGAAAATCAAACATTACAAGAAACAGTAATAGGTCAAGGTAAAAATTACATAAAAACTAAAATATATAACCCTGTAAACGATTTTGAGACTTTTGTTACTTATACTTTTATAGATGATGAATTACATTGTGAATTTGAAGGCAAATCAAATCACGTGACTATTTATAAAAGATATTGGTTAATGACAAATTAAATTAAATAAAATGGAAAAAAATAAAATAACTAAAGAAGAGTTAGAAAAGATTGTAGACTTTCAAAATAAACTTTATAAAATTACAACTGACGTAGGAGTTCTTGAAACACAGAAACACGCTGCTTTACACGATCTAGCAGGTGTTAATCAAGAACAAGAAGAATATAAAAAAACCTTAGAAAACAAGTACGGTGCTATTAATATAGATTTAAACGATGGCGCTTATACTAAAGTAACTAAAGATGAATAATATAATAAGAAAGATTAGTATAGGTTCTGATTATAAAAACGATGCAATGCATTATTCTTTAGGTCAACAAGTTTATGGTGGTCATGAAATATCTCACATATTATTTGATGAAAAAGATAACTCATATAATATTTATATAAAGAAAAACAATGAAGTATTGCCATGGAAAAAGTTTAACTTTAACATGTCTATATCAATTGAATATGATTTAGAGTATTAATGAATAGTTTATACGATTTTATAGTAAAACCTATAGGTGAAGACAGGTATGCTAATAGTAAAAAAATAGGTGAAAAAGAATTAATTTTAAATACTAAAATTGAATCTTGGAAGTTTGTTAATAGATTTGCTAAGGTTATTTCTACACCTTTAGCAATTAACACTGATATAAAAAAAGGTGACACTATAGTTTTACACCAAAACGTGTTTAGAAGATTCTATAATATGCAAGGTAAACAGACTAATAGTCGTTCTTATTTTAAAGATAACTTATATTTTGCAGCGCTTGATCAAATATATTTGTATAAAAACAAAGACAAATGGGAGAGTTTTGGTGATAGATGCTTTGTAAAACCAATAAAAAATTCTGACAATATAAGAAACAGAAAAGAACAACCTTATGTTGGTATACTAAAAATAGGTAATAATAAGTTAGAAGCATCTAATATTAACTCAGGCGATATGGTTGGATTTAAACCCGGTGCTGAGTGGGAGTTTTTTATAGATGATGAGCGTCTTTATTGTATGAAATCAAATGATATTGTAATTAAATATGGAAACAAAGAAAATAAAAAGGAATATAATCCAAGCTGGGCGTATAGCAGTTGAAGAACTTATTAAAGTAGCTAAGGAACCTATTATTGATTTTGGTCCTGATATTTCTGCAGATAGATTAAAAAACGCAGCTGCAACTAAAAAACTAGCTATCTTTGATGCCTTTGAAATACTGTCTAAAATCAATGAAGAAGAAAACATTATTGAAGGTAAAGTAGAACAAGAAACTAAAAAACCAAAAGAATTTAAAGGTTTTGCAGAAGGGAGGTCTAAATAATGTATCAGCAAACTTTATATAAAATATTAGATAATCACATTAAACCTAAAATACTTAAAAAAAATAATAAGTATAAGAAATGGGAGTATGGTTATAATATAGAACACGATATTGTAATTATAAGTAGAACAGGTGAGATAAGTGACGTTATAGAAATACAAAATTTAAAAATAGCCTTACCAAAAGCTAATGATATTTGTAAATTTAAATCTGATAGATTTGAATACAAACCTTTGCCAAAAGAATTAAAAAGAATTAAAACAATATTTGATTGGGAGGAATATCCGTTAGATTTTAAGGAAACATGGTATGATTACATTGATAAAGAATTTGCTCGTAGAGAAGAAGGTTTTTGGTTTTATAACAAAGACAACCCTACTTACATTACTGGCACTCATTATATGTACTTGCAGTGGAGTAAAATTGACGTTGGGAAGCCAGACTTTCGAGAGTCAAATAGATTATTCTTCATTTTCTGGGAAGCTTGCAAGGCAGATTCACGATCCTATGGGATGTGTTACCTTAAGAACCGTAGATCTGGTTTCTCTTTCATGGCCTCAGGAGAGGTGG